CAACGCAACTGTTAACACTGGTGGCGGTGGCGGCGGCGGTGGACCTAGAGGTGCCTATCAGGGAGGCTCAGGGGTAGTAATTATTAAATATCAGTTCCAATAACCATAAAATCACAAACCCAACAAATCACTAATAAATATTAGTATATTTTAATAAAGAGAAAATAACATGCATTTTGACAACGTAAAATTTGATAACATATCAATCGTACCTCCACCAACAGTACCCGGAGTACCTATTATAGGTAAAGCAACAGCAATCGGAACAACAACTGTTAGTGTATCATTTACTCAACCAGTAAGCAACGGCGGTGCTACTATAACAAGTTACACAGTTACAAGTAGCCCAGGTGGATTAACTGGTACTGGAGCAGCTAGTCCAATTACTGTGTCAGGTCTGACTTCCGGCACTCCTTATACATTTACAGTAAAAGCTACTAATGTAGTTGGTACTGGATCAGATAGCAGTAACAGTAATAGTGTTACACCTCCTCCTCCTTTCCAAGGATTTAATACCCCTGCTGCAATGAACGGTAGCGGGACTACTACAAATATGACCGCTGTAACTGTTAATAGTTCAGGGTTATTTGTTGCAGTCGGTGGTGATAGTAGCTTATATCCAATGTACGCTACTTCAAGCAACGGCAGTACTTGGACTACACCTGCTAGAATGAACGGTAGTTCGACTTATGCACGTATGCGTGGAGTAACGGTAAATAGTGCGGGGTTATTTGTTGCAGTTGGCAATGACAGTAGCGGTGCTTCACTTTATGCAACTTCTAGTGACGGAAGCACTTGGACTACACCTGCTAGAATGAACGGTAGTGGAGTTGGTGCAACGATGTATGGAGTAACGGTCAACAGCGCAGGATTATTTGTTGCAGTTGGCGCTGGTTCTAATGGGGTATATGCCACTTCTAGTGACGGAAGTACTTGGACTACACCTGCTACAATGGGCAGTGGACTTGCAGCAACCATGTCATCGGTTACTGTCAACAGCGCAGGATTATTTGTTGCAGTTGGCTATGATAACAGTTATACTTTTCCACTCTATGCAACAAGTAGCAACGGAAGCACTTGGACTACACCTGCACAAATGAACGGTAGTTCTGTTTATGCTCAGATGAATTCAGTAACTGTTAATAGTTCGGGAGTATTTGTTGCAGTTGGAAAAGATACTAATGGTTATCCAATTTATGCAACATCTAGTAATGGCAGTACTTGGACTACACCTACTACAATAAACGGTAGTACATCTAACATAAGGATGACTGGAGTAACTGTTAACAACATTTTAGGATTATTTGTTGCAGTTGGATATGGTTCTTATCCTAATCCGGGATATTATGCAACAAGTAGTAATGGCAGTACTTGGACTACACCTGCACTAATGAACGGTAGTGGATCTGCTGCATTGATGAATGCAGTAACTACAATCAGTACGGGATTATTTGTTGCAGTTGGCACAGGTGGTGCAGCTAGTGCTCCATACTATGCAACATCAAATTAAAGATATATTAGATGGTACTATACATTCACAACTACCGAAATGTGTGCCGCTTAATAAATATAAAATTATTCTGATTTAGTTGGGCTGATAATGGCGGTAGATGTTTCACGATCTATCGTCATATAACCCTCACAACTGAAATTCCAATCGTCATTTCCCATACCATCGCCGGTAGTTTCATCGTATGTTGGAACATTGACTTTAAAGTGTTTGAATAAGAATTCTTTACCATTCTCAAATACACGCCAAACATGGTCTTTACTACCACGACCTGGCATACCTCTACTCTTGTTAAAACGAATGTGATACTTGTTCATATGATTTCGGGTTGATCGCCGACATCAATATTTATCGACCCTGAGGTAGGGCTTGTTGGGTTAATCATCTCATCTACGTTAAGTGTGAAGTGAATAAGTCGTACTGGACTCTTGCTATGATTACGCCCAATACTATGAGGTGTCCAAGCGTTGATAATAAACAAATCACCTGGATTGGGCACAAAATTAACTGCATCACTGGCATAGGTTGCATTAGTGATATTAGCTTCAGGTAAGTTAACTTGTTTCTTACTAGGCCTTGGATCGTGAAATACAAGTCTAGAAGAATCTTTTGGTACATCTAAAAAGTAAAATCCTACAATCTGTGCACCTTGACCATGTATATGTTCTTCATGTGCACTATGTTGAAAATGCTCCTGTACCCACATGCTACTGAAATATACACGCTTATTTCGCATATCATATCCTTGACCCTGTAATGTATCATATGAAATATCAGCAATGTATTGTGCTAATACTGCAATGTCCGGGTCATTGGAAATATCATGCGTTTGATACAATGGGAAGATAGGATCCATTTTAGGATTCTCTTTTTTAAATTTAGTCAATGCTCTATTAGAACACTTTCTAGCATCAGTCAGTAGACTTGGAATTTCTATCTTGTATACAGATGTTGTAAAATAATCAAATCTGTTACCATTAAGTTCTAATGGAGCAGGTGTGTCAGTAGATTCAACGATTTCTGGTGTATCTTGTACGATAACAGAATCTTTAGTAGATGTTTTAGATTTTTTCATACAGATATTTATTTTGATTTACTATACCCGAAAAAAAGATAAATATATACATATAAAGAACACACCTTAGGACCGGTACTAGTTACCGTGGTGTAGCCGGCTGCTGGCTTGAGTCATCCAATTCGCTACTGGAACCTCAAAAGTGAGCCCTATCTACAAAAAGCATAAATACTAATTATGCGTTATAACGAACTACTTATTGAATCCGCTGCTAGAGAATTAGCAGAAAAACTCCCTACCTTAAGTCATCACACTTACAATTCTATTGATAAATTGATGCAACATATCAGCGCAAAGCATAAAATAAGTGGTAAAAAATTACATGATTTATTTGTGCACAAATATGGTCATACACCAGATATTTGGATTAAAAAACTTAAACATAAGTTAGGCGAAGAAGATGTTCAGGAAGGTTGGAGTGAAAAGTATAAGCGCAGTATTGATTGCTCACATCCAAAAGGCTTCAGTCAAAAAGCACATTGTGCAGGTAAAAAGAAACACAATGAAAGTATTGAGATGGAAATGGTTTGTCCAGACTGTGGCATGTGCGAAACACATAGTGACCATGAAAACTTAGACGAAGCATGTTGGAAAGGTTATCACAAAGAAGGTAACAAAAAGATGTTTGGTAAAACATATCCAAACTGTGTAAAGAATGAAGATGTGGTGGAAGGATGGAAAGATTTGGCAGTAGGCGGAGCAATGGCATTAGGAGCATTGGGGGCGAGCAATGCTCAAACTGCTGATTTAAGCGCATTCAATACAAATTATCTACAGTCAGTTGTAGATGGCACCGCAGGCAGAGCAATGGTCAGTGTAGATGATGCTAAAGCAGAGTTACAGGCTAGGGCAAATGGAAAACAACAATCAACAACTCCAGAACCAAGAAGTAGTGGTCGGTTAGCACCCACGGATTATCAAACTAAAGAACCATTAAGGCAAGGCACTGATGGCAAATGGTATAATAGTAATGGTGAAGAAAGAGATTCAATGCATGGCGGCCCAGTTAAAAACGGTTACGCTACCATGAGAAGTTTGAGACCATTATCGCCGCAAGTTACTGATAAATTAAAAGAAGAAAAATGCCCACATTGCAATGGCCCAATGTTCAGTGAAATGATGATTAATGAAAAGAAAGATGCTTGCTACTATAAAGTCAAGAGTCGTTATAAAGTTTGGCCCAGTGCTTATGCAAGTGGTGCACTAGTAAAGTGTCGTAAAAAAGGTGCAAGTAATTGGGGTAACAGTACTAAGAATGAAAGCATCGTAGAAGAAAGTGTTAGAGAACTAGAAGAAAATCTACATCAATGGTTCAAAGAAAAATGGGTTCGTTTTGGTCCTGATGGTAAGATCCGTGGTGACTGTGCTAGGGGTGATGATAGTGAAGGTAAGCCAAAGTGTTTACCACAAAGTAAAGCACATAGTTTAGGTAAAAAAGGTCGTGCAAGCGCTGCAGCTAGAAAACGTAGAGAAGATCCTAATCCAGAACGTCACGGTAAGGCAATCAATGTTAATACCAAGAAAAAAACATCTGAACAAGTCAATGAAATCAGTGATGAAAAATTACAAGGTTATTTAAGTCGTGCTGATAGACAAGTGAGCAACAGATTAGGTAATATAGGTAAGGCTCGTGAAAGATTAAACAAGGGTTATGAGATTTATCGTGCAGAAGATCCTAATCACCCAATTGAACATTTTACTGCTAACACACCAGAAGAAGCAAGAAAATATTACCACAACTACATTGACAAATATGAAAGTGACATAGACTTTGATTTAAGATTACGTAAGAGTACTGGATTAGGTGAAAGTGCACTAAAAGAAAGCGTTGATAGTTCAGATGATGTACAAAAGATCAAAGACTTTATTAAATGGTCAATCAAACAGTTACACATTCAAAAACCTTACCCAAAGATTACATTGAGTCGTAACACCAAAGTTGCACAACAAGGTCATCATACTGGTGTTCATACAGAAGACAACAAGATTTGGGTATACATTGAAAATAGAAACTTGGTTGATATTTTCCGTACTATATTCCATGAACTAGTGCATGAACGTCAATCGCAATTGAATATGATTAAAGATGGTGATAGCTATCCGGGTAGTCCTATTGAAGCAATGGCAGACCTTCTTGCAGGGAAATATATTAAAATTTATGGGAAACAACACCCAGAAATATTCCAGTAATCATGGATGATTTCAAAAATAAATTAGACATACTCAAACAAAAATTAAACATAAAATCACCCAAAGACATATTGGGAGATGACTACAATTCAAATAAACTGTTATTGGTACAATGGTTACTACTTAGCGAACCAAAACGTGCAGTTACCGCAATCAAAAAAATGCTAAAGAAGTAAACATAACGGTCAAATGAGTCAGTAAAAAGTTTGACTTCTTTACAGTTTCATGTATAATAACTACTCATAAGGAGATTTTATGAGTGATATTAAAACATTCAACGGCGATCAAAAACTAAAGCTAACACAAATTATAAATGAAGGCATGGCAGTCATGCACGAAATTGATACTTTAAATGAAGGTTTAGCAGATACAGTAAAAGCAATTGCAGAAGAACTAGAAGTAAAACCTAGTGTACTCAAAAAAGCAATTCGCATCGCACACAAAGCAAGCTTAACACAAACAAATCAAGAACACGAACAATTAAACACAATTTTAGAAACTGTAGGTAAAACTATATAATTTATGGTGCATCTGATAAATAATATAGGGCGAACGGGAGTAATTACCCTTCTGTGCCGAATCACAGATAGCCCATCTATTACTATTCGGAGTATCATAATGAGTTCAAGAAAACACAGATTAGTCTGGGAATCCATCAACGGTCCTATACCCAAAGACAAAGACGGAAGATCATATGAAATACATCACTTAGATGGAAATCATAATAATAATGAAATTTCTAATTTAAAATTAGTTACTATAGAAGAGCATTACAACATACATTTTTCTCAACAAGATTGGAATGCATGTAGTTTAATAGGATTAAGAATGGACAAAAGTCCAGAAGAGATCTCAAAACTCAATAGTATGGCAGCTAAAAAAAGAGTAAGTGATGGTACTCATCATTTTCTTAAGGGTGGACCACGAGAAGATATGATTGGTGATAAAAACCCAATGAGGAATCCGTTAGTGGCTAAAAAGTTCGGTGATTCAATTAGAGGCAAAACTAAAAATTGGACTGAGAAGAGAACACAAGCAGATCTTAACAGAAGGGGTAAAAAATTAAATTATACTCCTGAAGGATTAGCAAGACAAAAAGAAAATGGAAGAAAACGATTTTTAATGAATAACCCAACTAATGTAAAAATAACATGTATCCATTGCAATAAAACAATTGATAAACCAAATCATAATCGATGGCACGGTGATAATTGTAGGAGTAAACAATAATGTCCTATGTGGACGCGGTGCATAGCCGTGACGAAGATAGAATCTATGTAGTAGAACGAGGTAAAGATGGTAAACGCCATTATACCGAGTATCCTACCAACTATGTTTTTTATTATAGTGATCCTAAAGGCAAACATCGTAGTATTTATGGTGATCCAGTAACCAGATTCAGTACTCGCAAGCGTACCGAATTCGAAAAAGAAAAAAGAATCAATAGTGATAAGAAACTTTTTGAAAGTGATATCAATATTATCTTTAGATGCCTTAGTGAAAATTATCTTAAAGTAGACGCACCTAAACTACACACTTGTTTCTTTGACATTGAAGTAGACTTTGATAAGGTAAAAGGTTTTAGTCCACCTGATGATCCATTCAATCCAGTAACTGCAATTTCATTGTATTTGGATTGGTTAGATCAATTGATTACTTTATGTATTGCTCCCAAAACATTAACAAATACAGATGCACAAGAGATTGTAAGTACATTTGATAACACGATACTTTTCACTAATGAAAAGGAAATGTTTGATATGTTCTTTCAATTGATAGAAGATGCTGATGTATTGACTGGTTGGAACTCAGAGGGCTATGACATACCCTACATGGTCAATCGTGTAACCCGAGTAATGAGCAAAGACGATACAAGAAAGTTTTGTTTATTAGGCCAGCTTCCTAAACCAAGAAAGTACGAAAGATATGGGAAAGAGTCTACAACTTTTGATTTAGTTGGTCGTGTACACATGGACTATTTGCAACTCTATAAGAAATATAATTATGAGAGTCGCCACAGTTACAAGTTAGACTTTATCGGTGAGATGGAGGTAGGGGAGAACAAAACTACATATGAAGGATCATTGGATCAAATGTATAATAAAGACTTTAGCAAGTTTTTAGAATACAATAGACAAGATACAATGTTGTTGTTTAAGATACATAATAAATTAAAATTCTTAGAATTGGCAAATCAATTAGCGCATGAGAACACAGTACTATTACCAACAGTAATGGGTTCAGTTGCAATGATTGAAATGGCAATTATGAATGAGGCGCATGAACGCGGATTAGTAGTACCAGATAAACAAAAAAGGATTGAACATGCAGAAGATGAACAACAAGCGGCAGGTGCCTTCGTTGCTACTCCCAAAAAAGGTATGCACGAATACGTCGGGGCAGTTGATATCAACTCGCTCTATCCCTCGGTTATTAGGGCCGTCAACATGGCAGGAGAAACACTTGTTGGACAAATCAGACAAACACTTACAGACAAGTACATGAAGGATAAGGGGCTACGATTAGCAACTGAAAAAAAGCGTCACAAAGAAGGCGACGATGATGTTACTGGTAGTATCTTATGGGAAGGTTTGTTTGCTTGTTTAGAGTATACTGCGGTCATGAATCAAGAACGCGGTACATTACTTACTATTGATTATTCAAATGGTAAAAGTGTTCAGATGAGTGCGGCTGAGATATGGAAACTTATCTTTGATAGTCACAACCCCTGGATGCTTAGTGCAAATGGTACAATCTTTACTTATGAGAAAGAGGGTGTTGTTCCAGGCTTACTAAGTCGTTGGTATAGTGATAGAAAAGAAATGCAGAAAAAGCTTAAGGAAGCAACTACTACTGAAGATCGTGAGTATTGGGATAAAAGGCAACTTGTTCGTAAAATTTTGTTGAACTCGGCAT